TTACAACGAGCCCCCGAATTGCTGGCGATGATTGTGTGTTCCGTGTGATTTCTGCGGTTGATCGTCTCGCCCAGCTGAAAACTGATGCTCGAGATTTCTTTCGAAGTAAGCCTCGTCGGCGATCTCTGCCGCAGGGGCGGCCTCGCGCTGAAAAACGTGGCCGTCGGCGCCAAGGTGCCAGGTCAGCGAGGCGAGGCTTGAATAGGTGGAGGAGAGAAATGTCTTTAACGCCCTCTGATTTTCCGCGTCGTTCGAGCGCAGCAGATCGGCGGAGAAGAGTTCTTCCACATGGTCGTGGAGATTGGATCTTATTACGGGTATGGACATCCGGCGCTCCTGTTGTCTCAGCCGGCAGGACCCCTCCGGAGCTGAGATGTCTGTTTTCGAAGACAGCATTCCGCACAACACGACTGATGTCAACATTATGCATGTTGTTTTTGTGTTGCAGCGCGGGGAGCCTGGGCAGGATTGGATGTCCGCTTCTTGCGATATGCTGGCGTTCAGTGACGCAGGCAGGCAACGATCTTCAGGCGTTTCCGGCGAGGGCGATGTAGTGGACAGAGTGCACTGTGTGAGCCTCAAAGTGCAGTTCTTTTTGCGGGTTGAACTGCTCGAGCACCAGTTCGGAACTGTTGTGCCGGAGGAATTTCTTCACATAGGCGAGCAGGGCGCCGCCCTCTTCCAAGCGGATCTGGGCGATCACGTAGTCGCCTTTCCTGACGCGGCGTTCGGGGTCGACGAAGCAAACTTCGCCGTCTTCATAGCGGGGAGACATGGAATCGCCGGATACCGAGACCGCATAGGCTCCTGAGATATCCGAAAGAATAGGTGGCGCCATGACCTCGTACAACACGGTGCCGTTCATCAGAAACTCACCATCAACTCCGCCGACGGCCTGCCCGAAGACGGGGATCTTCTTGCCTCGTCCGACCAGCTTGGCGCCAACTTTAGCGTTCGGTGGGTCGATCACTCGCGTCGAGAGGATCGAGGTCGGGTCGCTGGCATTGCCACCCATGAGCCAAACGGGATCGACGTTGAACTTGCGCGCGTAGATCTTGGCCTCGGCAAACTCAAATTCGTTCTGGCCGTTCTCATGGGCGCGATAGGTCGAGGCGACGATGCCAAGGGCGTTCGCCGCATCGGAGGCAAAGCGGTAGCCCGCCTTGATGCGCGCCTGCCGCAGTCGTTCGGCTTTTTCAGTCATGACATGGGACATAGCAACATGCATAACACAAATCATGTTGACATTGCAACATGTACAATGTCATTGATAGTCGAGCCAAAAGAAGGGAGCCGAGCGCCTATGAACAACCCATATCCGATCTCTAAAGGGGAGGACGCGATTGCCCAGCGTGCCATCGAGCATCGTGGGTATCCGATCCGGAGCGACCGACCTTCGGGCCCGGCATTTGCTTGCCGCGGGTGGTTTTCGATGCGGACCTTCTTTTTGAGTGGTCGAACGGGTAGCGCCGCGAGGCGCTCGGGACGCTAAACCGCGTTGCATTCGCACGACTTCACGCGGCGCGCTTTAGGCTTTGTTTTTGTGCATGTCGTCATCCGAAGACCGCTGCACACCTTTGCGCGACATTGTATTAGAGGAGGAAACGCATGACGAACTCGCAACTCGCAAGACAACACCGGCATTATCTCGCGGTGCGCGAGCGACTGGCCGGCTCTACCGCAGCGCCAAGCCGATCGGCGGCAATAGCCGAACTCGAAATGCAGGTGGTCGAACTCGCCACCGAAGGTGCTGCAAAAACACGGCGGATCGCTGCGCTCGAGGAGGATTTGGCCGATGCGGAAGCGCGACTGCTCGCGCAGGCTCAAATGCTGCTTTCCGGCAGGCTTGCGGATGACAGCGACGGCGAAGCGAATGACGAGCAATCCTCGATCGAAGAGATCGTTGCCGCCGTCCTTGCGGATTTCCCAGGGGTGACATGGGCGGACATTATCAGCGTGCGGCGCGATCGCCGGCTGGTGAAGCCCCGGCACGCCTGCATGCGGGCGGTATATGAGAAGCGCAAGGATTTGTCGCTGCCGCGGATCGGCCGCATCTTTCATCGCGACCACACGACGGTGCTCGCGGCGGTGAAAGGCGCGGCTCCCTAATCCGCCTCCCCTGGCAGAATCTCGATCTACGACTCGTGACCGAGGCTGACACGCTGCCGTTCCGCGCGAGGCCGTCCTCAAGGATGGAAATCGACTGCCATTTTTCTCGTTCGATATCGAAAGGATAAAACATGATGAGCAAGGCTCAGAAGCTCCGTGCCAAGCGGAAAGCGCAACTTGGACGTCCGCGCAAAGCAAACGCCGAGCGCTTCGCCTGCGGCAAGATTAAGCCCGATTGGTCCAAGCGGGAGAGCGAGAAAGAGGCGATGGCGGTGGCGCTTGCGGCGCGCAAGCGCATGCACGGGCTCGAAACGAGCAGCAGCTTTGCCGGCTACACGCTGGGACGCCTGTTCCTCGACGGGCGGATCACCGAGGCGCAACGGGAGGCGGGAGATGACTATGCGAAGGGGATGGCGCGATACTATCACCTGACCGGTATCCCCTTTCCAAGCGTCCGCGCCCAAGCGATCGATCGGGTGCAGGGACATGCCCCCGAAACGAGCGAGGAGCGCCATCGTCAGATCAAGCGGGCGACAGAAAGAATGATGCGACTCGAAGGCGTGTTGCTCGGATGCGACGAGGGACGACAGGTCAAGACGACCGTCTTCAATGTCTGCGTGATGGACTATGAAGGCTTGCGGATGATGCCGGAGGCACAATTGCTGTGGCTGAAGCGCGGCTTGAACGCTCTTGTCTTCGATAAGGGCTTGCATGACTACGGCGAGAGAGAGTGTTCATTTAACAATTTATAGGAAAATTATCCTATAAGGATTGGGCATTCGGCTGGCCGAAGGGTGAGTTGCACCAGTAGAGCAAGCGAGCTTGGCCTAAAGCGATCAACACTTCGTGATCGGTCTCTAAGTGCTGGCACAAAAACAGAATTCGGCCATTCTCTTTTTTGAAGGGATTAATATCCTACGAAAGGTGTAGGCAATGAAAAGGCTAGCAATCATTGCCCTGTCGCTGGCGACGGCGATGAGCAGCGTTCCGCCGCCCGCAGAGGCGTTTCCGACAATGCCCACAATAAGAGCGGAGACCGCCGATGTTCAGCGGGTGCAGTTTTCCTATGAACGGGGTGAACAATTCAAAGGCCGCGGATGCCGTTACCCGTGTGTTCGCGGGCGCGATTATCGGCGCGGCTACTACGGCAACCGCTATTATCGGAATGGATATCGTCGCAATCACTATCGCCACTATGATGACGACGATGACGATCTAGGGGCACTGTTCGGCGGTCTGGCGGCCGGGGCGATCATCGGCGGCCTGATAGCGCAGCCGCGATATTATGCGCCTGCGCCTCGGTACTATGCCGGCGGCAGCGCTCATACGCGTTGGTGCTATGCACGCTATCGATCCTATCGGGCATACGACAATACGTTTCAGCCTTACTATGGCCCGCGCCGGCTGTGCGTTTCGCCCTATCTGTAAGCTGACGTAGCCGCTGCAGCCACGACCCGGGATGTCGGCCCGCCTCGGAAGGGGCGGGCAGGGTGCCGCTTTTCGTCGGTGAATGCGGGATAAGAGAGGGTTTCAGGAAGGGGTTTCAGGAATTGAAGGGAAGTGCGGTCGGCAATCTGCTAAGATGCCGGCGATCGACACTTCGTCGTGCGCGGATCCTCAAGAGGACGTAACGCACTGCAGGAGAAAGACAGCGAGAAGTGCAGACATCATCGGTGACGGCTTTGGCACTAGCGACCGCGCTGGCGGGGACACTCCCGGCAGAGGCGCAAACCTGCATCGGGTCGGCTTGCGGGGGCCTCACCAAGCATGAGCTCTTCGTCGAGCGGCAATACAGGGACTTCGTCCTGCCGCGCTATCCGAGCTACGGTTCGCGCTATCAAGGACTCAGGCCCGACATCAGCGTCGGGCCGGGAGCGACGGTCGGCGGGCCTCTGCCCGGGACCGCCGGGACGCGGATGCGCCCCCGCCGCGAAATCCGCCTCGACCTGAACGCCCATCTGCGCTGGTGCCTCAAGCGCTATGCCTCATACCGTTTCGACGACAACAGCTATCAGCCGTTCCGTGGCCGCCGTCGCCAGTGCAACTCGCCCTACGACTGACATGCGAGACCCTCCGAAAGGACGCGTCAACCCCGCCTCTCAAGAAGTTTCATGGCGGCCTGCGCCGCCGCCTGCGCCTGAAGCTCGCTGCCAAATTGGCCCTGGGCAGGGTAGGTCACCCCCCGATAGGTGAGCACAAAGGCCCAGCGGCCGTTCATGCGCTTTTCGACCCGGATCGTCGCTGCGGGCTTCTTGTCAGAATTCAAGGCGGACTCCGTCGCTTCCATCGGATGCTTCGTTCAATCGGGAGCGATTGAACGAAGTATCCCACGCTTCAAATTGCTACAGCGGCCTTCGCGTCCGAAAGGGCGCGGCGCTTTTGGTACCGGCAGGCTCGGCGCGAGTACCTTGCGCATCCTTACCGGAAAGGCAAGGGCGCTTTAGGACGGGGGAGCCGCGGAGTCGCTACTCTACCGCTGTGGCAGGGCCGAAGCGCTCCATGACGAAAGAGGTCTCGAGGGTGGGCGCCTGCAGACGGCTGGTTTTTTCAAGCTTCAGGGTGACTTCTTGGACTGGCGGCGTGCGCTGCCAGGCAGTCGAGAGAAACAATGCAGCGCCGGCGACAAACCCGATGGCGACATAAATCCAATGGTTGCGCATGTGGACAACTCCTTCTCCCGCGAAGGCAATGCGTTGAGGGCCTTTCTGGTTCCCGGCGCGACCGAGACGCGGGTAAAATGTTTCGGTTCTGAAATAGCTGCGGTTCGCACCGCATCTTGGCAGTCAGCTTAAATAGGCGCTGTCAGCTTCCACGCGGCGTGCTGACAGCATTGAAATGATAGTATGGCTCGCCCGGAGCGGGCATCGGCCCAGCGTCCGCAAATCGGTGCGAAGCCGGGTATTCGTTAGCGTCATGCGGTTTGAAGCATTCCTCAAAAGACCTAGGCCCGGCCCTTTTGCATCAACCTTTGGAGAATTGAAACAGAGCCCAATGTATTATGCAAGCAGTTTGTAATATACAGCTGTATAACAGCATTGGCGGAGGATAATCGGCGCCGCATCACCCTGGAGAAGGCAGGACAAGCGCAGGCCGCGCTTCATGGTTTGGCTCTGCAGGCTGATTGCACAATTCTGTGGCTAACCGGAAAATTGCCCGGAAAGCCGGAGCTAGAGGCTTGCGCGTTTCGGGTTCTCGGAGTATTCCATAAATCAACGATAGGAATTTTATCCTTAGTCGCCAGCAGTTGACAATCGGCAGTTCGCCCCGGCGATGGCTGGCAGTGCACACCCTGGGCAGTTTCTTCAACCACAGCTTACGGCGGTCAGCGCGTCTATAGACGCCGCGGCGCCGTATGCGGCCGGCGATGCGCCTCCGCGTCGACTCCGAATCCGCCTGGCGGTTCGGAAGTACTACGACGCGTGGCTCGTTTGGTCCCGCTCTTCCAGAGCGGGACACGAGCTATGGCAGCATCGCCGGCCGGACAGACTGCGTGTTTTTTGGCAGCGCACCGACAATCTAGCAAGGAGAAGACAATGAGTGACTGGAATGGACACGTGGGGAAGGGTGTGCCGTCCGAGAAGATCGAGCCGGAGACTGACCGCTGCAAACCCCGCCTATATCAGCCCTGAAGATGCGAGGGCTTATGCGGAAAGTCTCCTTCAGGCAGCCTTGTATGGCCCGAAGCCTATTTGCCGGAGGGACCAAGAAAGCCCTTGGGAAGGCTCTCCAAGGACCCACGCGATGAGGATGCCTATGCGCCGGGAGCGAGAGTGGGCCTGAGCGGGCTGCAGAAGAATCTCGAGGATGTGAAAAACGAGCTGAAAATCCTCGCACCGAAAGTTACCAATGACGACGGATTTTCTGCGCTAAACAGTATAATTTCTTCAATTCAGGCGACTCAAGACCACGTTAGTGAGCGCGAGCGGAAGAGCTTTTACGAGGACCCTTACAAGAAAGAACCTCAGTTTAAAGATGAAGACAATGGCCCTTGGAATAATCCGAAGCGCGCGCACAACGTTTCATTCCGCGAGGCTCTTTCCAGCTGGATTGAACGATAGGCCTCATCGCAAATCTTCCAATGCGATGTAAATGGTACCGAACTCGACATGGCCCTTGTCGGCCAACTCGGCCGGTAGCCGGTAGTAGAGGACCTCTTTATGAGGATTTCCGGTACTGACGAATGCTTCTTCCATGCCGTCGGCGAAGACGCAGCAACGGGCCGGATCTCCTGGTTCGGCACTGACGCTGAGGCGGTAGCTGTCTCCCGTCAGGAAAAATTTCAGTTGAACCTTGTGCTCGCCCACTTGGAGGGTGCAAAGGTCGTCGCTGCCGCACTTTTGTCAAATCTCTGAATCCAGGCTTTGACGAGGTAGCGGGGATCGCCGGTTTGGCCAGTCGCGAACGCGGAGGCGGTCGAAAGGGCGTTGAGCAAGAGAAAGACAAGAGCGCGCAGCATGTGATTGATTTCCTCCCAAAACGCTTACAGCGACGGCTTCCTGTATACGGGGCTTGGTTTGTATAGGTCTTCAACCACGATGACTAACTTACCAAATGGCGTTACGCCTTTGCAGTTCCATATCTCGGGTCTGTAGAAAAGGGGGGCAACGCGGGGGTACCCTCTCTCGAGACGCAGGTCGGAGAAGCCATTGCGGAACACGCAGCAGGGCCTATCCTTCGGGGGATCGGAGCGAAAGCTGAGCGAATAGCTGGGATCCGACAGGTCACGCAACTCGATCATGTGCTCGGCGATTGGAACGTAACAGCGATATCTGGCATCGCACCAACTGGTCGTATGCACGAAGCTTCTATTTGCTTTTTGCAGCCAAGCTTTCACGAAATAGCGTGGTTTGCCGGATTGACCCGCGAAGGCGCAGGCGGTCGAGGCGGCGATGAGGATAGCGGCTGCAAAGATTTGACGCATGTTTGCCGGTCGACGTCCAAAGGGTTCGATTAAAGAGAAGCGTGCGAGCCACTTGCCATTCAATTTGAGTCGGGATTCTGGCGCAATTATGGGTAGCGGTCTGCTGAATTACACGCACCGGCGACGTCGGCGTTTTTTCACTGCGGAGAGGATGTCAAAGACAAACGGAGGCCGCGATGGTGGGTCATGAAGCGCAGGCGGCTACAGACACTGCTGACGATTTCGCGGGCGCGGAGGGACTTGCTCCGAAACAGCCTTCTGGCGGACGCGGTCGGCTTGGCGGTACGTTCCTGGATGCAGTACAGGCGGACTTCGCAGCGCACGGCGCCGGTGTTATCGCTCGCATTCGGGAGGAGAAGCCGGAGACTTACTTGAAGCTTGTTGCTACGATCACGCCCAAGGATCTGAGCGCAACCACGAATGCCATGGACGAGCTTTCGAACGAGCAGCTTATCGAGCGAATTCGCGCGCTGGATACGGTCATACGGCCGCTGCTCGCAAAGAAGGCGCGCGCCCGGCGAAAGCCGACCTCCAAGCCCTGATCGCCACTGCCTGAGAGGCAGCGACTAGGCGCCGCTGGGTGCGGCGCCATTATCCGTCGTGGAGCACTGATCAGCGTGCTGGAGATGCTGCAGCCGCGACAGGCTCGTTGCTCGAAAAGATGATCACGGCGAACAGGAGCACCCCGGCGAAGGCGATGAGCGACGAGACGGCGACGATCGGCTCCATCGCGCTATTGCCGGAGAGCAACAGATAGAGCGACGGGATCAAGACGGCCACGCCGAAGGTGTAGACGGCGTATTGGATCGTCGCCAGACGTCTTGCCGCCTTCTGCGGATTGAGGGCGTGATAGCCGCCGAAAATCGCCATCGTTACCCAGCCAAGCAAGTTGGCATGCGCGTGTGCGCCAGTGGCGGCGTGATTGCCCGAGATCGACATATGGAGCCCGATCGAGATGCCCAAGATCAAGAAGACAATGGCGGTCCTGAAATAAAGATTTGCAATAGGTGGCATTTGGATTCCTCCCCCGTGTTGTCAAGAGAATATTAGCATCATCTCAAAATGCTGAGAATGAGCCGATAGGAGCGCCTTTTCAGCCTCTCGGCTGTTCCCGACGGTACAATTCGGCCGATGTGACGCAGATGGACCCGTTTGATGCTGACCGACTGTGCCGCTCTTTCATCAAGGTGCGGGCTTTCCGGGACGGAACTAACAGAGACCCTTCGGCATTCGGTAAGTGTGAAACACTGGTTGCAGCGCGCCGTCCTCTTTCCGGACGCGATAAAATCGCTGCAGTAACTTGGAATGCTGCGTGAAATTGTCGCCAAAGCGGCCAATCGTGCAGCGGAGGATCGCGAGATGCTTGGAACTGTCCTTCTTATTATTCTGATCCTGCTCCTGATCGGCGCCATTCCTGCCTGGCCCTATTCGGCCAATTGGGGCTATGGCCCTTCCGGGCTGCTCGGAGTGGTGGTCGTCATACTCCTGATCCTGTTGCTGATGGGCAGGATATGATGTGCGGCGGGTCCGATCGGGCCCGCCGGCTTTCACCAGGCCGCGCCGTCGATAAGGCGGTGCGGGATATCTTCCCAGACCGAGCGATCGAACATCCGCAGGTTCACGCCCACCTTCGTCGCGTTGCGACCGATCGGCGACCAGTGGGTGATGCAGCCGCAGATGCTGCAATGGAACATGGTAAGCGTCTTGTCGCCCTGAACATAGCCGACGAGGCGCTTCTCCTCATCGCTGACCGTAACGTCGCTCGGGGCGTAGTAGCCCCAGAGCCCGCCAAGCCTGCTGCAGAGCGAGCAATTGCAATCACCGAGCGTTTCAGGGCGGACCGGCACGGTGATGCGAACCGACCTGCAATGGCAATGGCCTTCGATCATTTTCGAGTCTCCCCATCGGCGCCCCGTGAGCGGGCAGTCGTCGACTGAGGCATTATCGACCTTATCCGACCGCAGTCCAGCGGCGACACCTCGGCCGACATTCCTCTGCTGACGAACGACGCGCGCGCGGACCTCTATCCAGACAGGGCATCGCCACGGATGACACCCTCCAGCACATCCGCCGTGGGCGCGCCCGAGATTTCGGCGATGTTGAAAGAGCAGGCCATGCTGATGGCGGAGCTCGACCGGCGTCGAAGGACAGACATTCTGGCGCGGTACCGTCCCTACGCCAAGCAGCGGGACTTTCATTCGGCGGGAGCCAGCTATCGCGAGCGGCTGTTCATGGCGGGCAACCAGCTCGGCAAGACGCTGGCGGGAGCGGCCGAAGCGGCGATGCACCTGACCGGGCGTTACCCGGAGTGGTGGCAGGGGAGGCGCTTCGAAAAGCCGATCGTCATGCTCGCCGGTTCGGAATCCTACGAGCTGACGCGCGACGGAGTACAGCGGCTGCTCGTCGGGCCGCCGTTGACCGAGGAGGACTGGGGCACCGGCTTCATTCCGAAGGCGGCGATCCATGCGACAACCCGGCGCTCCGGCGCGTCCGGGGCACTCGACAGCGTGACGGTCAGGCATGTCTCAGGCGGCGTCTCGACGCTGCTTTTCAAGGCCTATGAGCAGGGGCGCGGCAAGTGGCAGGCGAACACGGTGGACTATGTCTGGTTCGACGAGGAGCCGCCGGAGGACGTCTATTTCGAGGGCATCACCCGCACCAATGCGACGCGCGGCTCGGTTGCCGTAACCTTCACGCCGCTCAAGGGCCTGAGCGGCGTCGTGGCGCGATACCTCATGGAAAAGTCGCCGGATCGCCAAGTGATCACCATGACGATCGATGAGGCCGAGCACTATACGGCCGAAGAACGCCAGAGGATCATCGACAGCTATCCCGCCCATGAGCGCGAAGCGCGCACCAAGGGGGTACCGGCTCTCGGCTCCGGCCGCATCTTTCCCGTGACGGAGGAGGCGATCAGCGTCGAGCCCTTCGATGTGCCGAAACATTGGGTGCAGATCGGCGGCATCGACTTCGGCTGGGACCATCCCTTTGCGGCCGCCGGCTGCGCCTGGGACCGCGACGCCGACGTGTTCTTCGTGACGAAGCTTTATCGAGAGCGGGAGGCGACGCCGATCATCCATGCGGCGGCGCTGAAGCCCTGGGGAGCCTGGCTGCCTTTCGCCTGGCCGCATGACGGGCTGCAGCACGACAAGGGCAGCGGCGAGCAGCTTGCCGCCCAATATCGCGCGCAGGGACTGGCGCTGCTTTCCGAGCGGGCGACCTTCGACGACGGCACCAACGGTGTCGAGGCCGGGCTTTCCGACATGCTGCAAAGGATGCAGACCGGGCGATGGAAGGTGTTCTCCACCTGTACGGAATGGTTCGAGGAATTCCGCCTCTACCACCGCAAGAACGGCAGGATCGTCAAGGAGCGCGACGACCTGATCTCCGCCTCGCGCTACGCGCTGATGATGAAGCGCTATGCGAGAGCGAACAACGGCAACGCAAACTGGAATTTCACCGCCCGAAAGGTTCTCTGATGGCCGCGATGACCGATGAACGCCTGTGCGCCCTTGTGAGCGAGCTCGTCAAGGACTGCGAAAACTATCGCGACGAGCTTGCGATCGATCGCATCAAGGCGATGGAATATTACGACGGCACGATGAAGGACGTGCCGGCCGACGCCAACCGCTCCAAAGTCGTCTCGCGCGACGTGCGCGCGGCGATCAAGAAGGTGCTCCCCTCGCTGATCCGCACCATCCTCGGCAACGACAAGGTGGTGGAATACGCCCCCGTCAACGAGGACGACGAGGCGGCGGCAGAACAGGCGACCGACTACATCAACTATGTCGTCTTTCCCGAAAGCAATGGCTACGACGCCGTACAGGACGCGGCGCATGACGCGCTGAAGCTCCGGAACGGCGTGATCCGCTGGTGGTACGAGAAGGAGACCACGGTTCAGGTCTCGACCCATACGGGGCTCGACGAGGCGGCGCTGATCCAGCTTGTTGGCGACGACGCAGTGGAGGTGCTCGAGCAGTCGCAGACGCTGGAGCAGATCGAAACGCTGCAGGGCGTGGTCGAACAGCCGCTTTATACCGTGAAGATCAAGCGGCAGATCGAGCGCGGGATGCCGCGCCTCGCTGCGGTGCCCCTGGAAGAGTTCCTGATCCATCCGGATGCGATCTCGATCGAGGACAGCCCGATCACCGGCATTGCCACGCGCATGCGCCGCACGGACCTGATTGCGATGGGACACGACCGGGATCTCATCGAGAGCCTGCCGGCTTCGACCGGCGACGGCGGCCGCGACCTCGAGGAATTCACCCGCCGGCGCCAGGCCTTCGAGGCTAAGGACGCGGTGCCGAAGGCGCTCGAGGAGGTGGACTATTACGAGCTCTACGTGAAGGTGGATGCCGACGATGACGGGGTCGCGGAGCTTCGCCGCATCGTCCTTGCCGGCGGCACGGGCGAGGGGAACCTCATCTCCAATGACGAGTGGGACGAGGTGCCCTTCGCCGATCTGATCGTCGAGCGCCGGCCGCACCAGCGCGAGGGAAGCTCGGTGACCGACGATCTGGCGGAAATCCAGCGCGTGAAGACCGTGCTGATGCGCCAGACGCTCGACAATCTCTACTGGCAGAACAACCAGCAGCCGATCGTCCAGGAGGGCGCGATCGCCAATCCGGAAAGCGTGCTCAACCCGAAATTCGGCCAGCCGATCCGCGTCAGCCAGGGCATCGATGCGCGCGCCGCAGTCGGCTACACCATGGTGCCCTTCGTTGCGAAGGAATCCTTCGCCATGCTCTCCTATCTCGACCAGGAGGCGACCGACCGCACCGGCATTTCGGACGCTTCGAGCGGACTTGCGCCGGACGCGCTCACGAACATGACGGCGCGGGCGACGGCGCTGATCGAGCAGGCGGGGATCGGCCAGACGGAACTGATGGTGCGCACCTTCGCGCACGGGCTGAGGCGCGTCTTCAAGGGATTGCTTCGGCTCGTCATCAAGCACCAGGATCGGCCGCGCATGGTGAGGCTGCGCGGCCAATGGGTGAGCTTCGACCCGCGCCACTGGAATGCCGGGATGGACGCGACGGTGAATACCGGGCTCGGCGCCGGCACCCGCGAGCGCGACATGATGATGGTGCAGATGGTCCAGCAGTTGCAGGAAAAGCTGCTGATGACGCTCGGGCCAGACAACCCCTATGTCTCGCCGGACAACCTTTATAACGGCATCGCCAAATCGGTGGAGGCCGCGGGGCTGAAATCGCCCGACCTCTATTTTTCGAAGCCCTCGCCGGAGGAGATCCAGCGGCGGATGCAGGCGAGCGCCAACCAGCCGAACCCGGAAATGCAGAAGCTTGAAATGCGGCAGCAGGCAGACGCCGAGAAGGCGCGGCTTTCAGCCGAAAACAACTCGCGGAAGCTGGAGATCGAGCGCGAGCTGAAGCTTGCCGAACTCCGCCAGAACGGCGCCCTGAAGCGCTACCAGATCGACGCCGAGCTGAACCTAAAGCGCCAGCAGAGCCTGGCGGAGGCAGTGAGCGGCGAGCCGGTAACGTCGGTCCATATCGGAGGACGAACAGGATGAAAGTTGGGGGGTTGAAACCCGCTACGCCTCAGAATATGCCTACTGCATGAAAAACGTTCGCTACCTTTGCTTGTTCTTTGCAACGCTCCCTTTCATTCTTGCATCTTGCAGCGAATCGACTGTGACCGCGGTGCCCGCACGTGCATCGGTCAAGGCCCAAGCGCTGGCAACCAAAACGGCGGGCAAGCCGAGTCCCCGACAATGCTCGACACCGGCCCAAGTCTGCCCCTATGGCACCGGTTCCGCCGGTGAGCCATGCTCCTGTTGGGCAACCGACGGCACGCCGGATGTAGGCGTTACGACGCTAGGAACGCAGCTTTCCCCCGAGGGTGACCAATAGCGGTCCGGAGACGGCTGGTCGTCTTCGGGGCGGACGCACTCATCTTCGACAAATCGACGACGCTTCTATCCGGCTCGCATCCCCGCGCAGCCGAGGGTGACTGCACGACCCCTCCCGAGCCGTCGGCAAAAACTCAAGACAAGAAGCAATCCTGCCGTGTGCCCTGCTCGGTTGGTCGGTCGGCTCGCAAGAAAGGGCACTGAGATGAAGCCAGAGGAAAAACAGGCGGCGGCGCGGGCGCTTCTCGACAATCCACTGTTCGAGCGATTGATGCATGAGTTGGAGGCGGCGGCCATCAACGGCTGTATCAACGCGAAACTCACGGATCACGAGGCGCGGGCCGCCTTCGCGGCCGAAGCGCGGGCGGTTCGCAACTTTTGCGCAAAGCTGAAGTTCCTGACGGAGCAAGCCAAGACCGAAGGCACGAGCGCGCCGGTGTGAAGCGAGCGTACATTGAGGACGGCAGGCCTGCCGCCCTCAAGCGCCTTATTGCCAAACTGATTCATAAAATCGGTGCAGCATTCTGAAACTTCTCGAATTTCTCGGTGTGGGAAGGCGAGAAGCAGCACCTCCGCGCCAAAATTCTCTCAAGAGGTCTTTCCATGATGAATGATAGTGGCAACCCGCCTTTCGGCGGGAGCAAATCCGTTGTCGGCTCGCGTGAGCCCGCAAGCTTCGACAAGCTCGACTTCCGGGAGCCGCACGAGGCCAAACTGCCAGATGAGGACGAAGAAGGCCGGGACCGCGACACCATAGACGACGTTCACGAGCCGGATGATCCTGCCGGGGAAGGCGATGAGCCAATCCTTGCTGACGAGGAGGATGCAACCGATGAAGCCGAGAACATTGTCTCGCTCGAGGGCGGGGAAGAAGTTCCGCTCGAGGAACTGAAGCTCGGCTACATGCGGAACCGCGACTATCGGCACAAGACTCAGGGTTTCGCCAACCGCGAGCGGATGCTCGAAAGCATGAGCAGCGGGGTCGCGGCTACGGCCAACACGCTTGCGAAACTGATCGCAGCCCAGATCCCCCAGGAGCCGCCGGAGGAGTTGAGATTCCACGATCCGGAGGCCTATCACCGACAGTGGGCGCTACACCAGGCAGGGGTGGAGCAGCTTGCGCGGGTAATGGCGCTTGGCGAAGGACCGGCGGCCGTTGCGGCGGAGCTTCAGGCCGCAGCGAGTGAAGATAGGCTGGAGGCAGAGAACGCCAAGCTCCTCGAGGCCTTTCCGCAGACCGGACAGGCTGAAGGGCGGCAAGCCTTCTTCGCAGACGCTTTCGAGGCGGCGAGGGAGCTCGGCTTTTCCGACGAGGAGGTTCGCGAGGTCGTCGACCACCGGCTCTTCAAGCTCGCGCATTATGCCAGGCTCGGGCTTCTTGCTGAACGAGCGAGGGCAAAGGCCTTGCAGAAGGTGGCCGTGGCACCGGCCACGGCGCCGCGGATGAAGGCGAGGAACCAAGCACAGCGCCAGCAGCGTGAAAGTCGCGAGGCAATGCAGCGGCTCGCGAGAAGCGGGTCGATCCGCGACGCGATGGCGGTCGATTTCGAATAGCGACAGGAAGATCTGGGCGGACAGCGCCCCTTGCGTGACGGAGGGTAGCGGGTGCGAGAACGGCTACCCTCGGCAAAGGCAAGCCATCAAAAATCATCGGCTTCCGCGCCTCGTCGGCCGAGCGGCCGGTGCCTCTCATCATCATAGAAGGATCAGGAAAATGGCAGTTCTAACCAATACATTCCAGACGACGCAGGCCGTCGGCAATCGCGAGGAGCTTTCCGATGTGGTGTCGCGCATCACGCCGGAAGACACGCCGATCTATTCGCTGATCGAAAAGGGCAAATGCACCACCTATCACCCGGAATGGGAAACGGACGAGCTGGCGGCACCCGGCGCCAACATCCGCGAGGAAGGCGAGGAATACGCCTTCGGCGCAATCACCCCGCCGACAAGGCTCGGCAACTATACCCAGATCATGCGCAAGGACTGGATCATCTCCGCGACGCAGGAGGTGACGGCGGAGGCCGGCAACGTGCAGAAGCGCAAGTACCAGAAGCTGAAGAAGGGTTTCGAAATTCGGAAGGACGTGGAGTTTGCGATCGTGGACACGAACGCAACGGTGGCCGGCAGTACGCGTGAATTCGGATCGCTCAGCACCTGGATCGTCAGCAACGCTTCCAGGGGCGCCGGCGGCGCCAATGGCGGCTTCAACGTCGGTACCGGTCTGACCGTGGCGCCGACCGACGGCACGCAGCGTCCCTTCACCAAGGCGATCCTCGATTCCGTGATGCAGCAGGGCTACCAGAACGGTGCCAACTTCCGTCACCTCTCTGTCTCTCCCTATGTCAAATCCGTCTTCGTCACCTTCATGTCCGACAGCAACGTCGCCCCTTTCCGCTATGCCGTGTCGCAGGGCGGCGAGCGCAACACCATCGTCGCGACGGCGGACTATTACGAAGGCCCGTTCGGCACGGTGATGATCCACCCGAACCGGGTCCAGGCGGTGAACGGCGGGGTCGCCCGCAACGCCTTCTTCATCGACACCGGCATGCTCTCCTTCCTGTGGCTGCGCCAGATCCAGGAGGACCGCGACGTTGCCAAAACCGGCGATGCCGACAAGGGCGTCATCATCGGCGAGGGCACGCTGAAGGTACACAACGAGAGGGGCCTTGGCGTTGCCGCCGACCTCTTCGGACTGAGCTCCGCCAGCTAGCCCGGGTTCCAAGTTTCGGCTCAAGCGCACCGACTGCGCGTCGGTCCCTGTTTTCGGGAGAGATGAATGGCAGACACAAAGACCACCACGGTACCCGTTAAACTTCTCTATGATATCTGGGCGATTGACGAGGAACGGATTCCAGCCGGCACCGTACTCGATTTGCCGGTCAAGGCGGCCAAGATCTTGATTGCACAGGGCAAAGCCGAACGCAACGATCCTCTTCCAGGTGACGAAGGATGATTGTGCGCGACGGCGACTGGAAGCTCTACGACTATGATTTTCAGACCGGCCGCTCCGTCTGGGTGATGGAGGACGGCAACAGGACCCATTGGCGGACGGACTATCCGGTCGAAAACCTCGTCCGCCAGAACGCCTTCACCCGCCATGCAACTGCCGGCAACGCCTTCGGCGACTGGACCAAGGTCGCCTCGGTCCCGCTCAACCTGGCGCATTCCAAAAGCCTGATCAGGGCGCATTCCGAAGGCGACGACCGCTATGTGAAGCGGTGGCTGAACGACGGCGACAACCGCGCCTGGCGCAGCTTCGAGGGACATCTATGACCCTATTCGATTATGCGTCGCTCCTCGCCGATGCAGGCGACTGCTCCGGCCGGGACGACGTCGCGCATCTTTTTCCACGCTTTCTCGCGCTTGCCGAACTCAAGCTCAACCGCGTGATGCGCGTTGCCGACATGGAGGAGACGGTGGCGGTGCCGCTGACGGAAGGCGAAGGCAGCTTGCCGGCGGATTTCCTGGAGGCGCGGCAGGTGCTTGCCGCCAGCGGCCGGGCGCTTCGGGCGCTGCCGCTGCAGGAACTCAGCAATCACGTGACCTCCGAAGGTGCTCCGATCGGCTACGCGATCGTCGGCAGCGCCATCCAGGTGCGGCCGAAGCGCGGCGAGAACATCCACCTGACCTATTACGCGAAAATCCCGCCGCTGACGGCCGGAGCGCCAGGCAACTGGCTGATCGAAAGGGCGCCCGACGTCTATCTCTACGCGCTCGTCGAGGAGATAGCCATCTGGGAGCGGGACGCAGCCAAGGCGGGTGCGGCCGAGGCGCTGAAGCGACAGGCGATAGCCGGGCTCGGGCTTGCCGACGAGCGGCTGCGCTTCGGTAATGCTGCAATCGTCATTGGGGGGCTGACGCCATGACGCTTGTGACCGTGATCAACGAGGTCGCGGACATCGTTTCGCTCGACCGCTTCGACAGCGTTTACGGCACGAACGATCCGAATGCGCAGACGATGGTGGCGCTGGCCGAGGAGGCGGGCGCGGAGATTGCGCGGCGCGCCGACTGGAAGAGGATGCTGACGACGCATGCCGTCTCCGCTTCGCCGGAGCTCCTGCCTTCCGACTATCAGCGGCTGGCGCCCGGCGGGGCGGTGCGGGCGGCTGACGGCCACTTCTTCCGACCTATCGCCAACGGCGCGCAATGGGCGGTGATCGTCGGCATCGCCTCGGCAGAGCCCTACTGCCACCTCCGCGGCAGGGAGATGCTTTTTTCGCCGGCCGCTTTCGCCGCCGGTGCGACGATCGAATACGTCTCGAAAAATTGGGTGCTCGGCGATCCTTACGAGGAGCGCGACGCGTTCCGCGCCGACGACGACACGACGCTCTTTCCCGAGCGGCTGCTGAAGAAGGGCCTGATCTGGCGCTGGAAGCGGCAAAAGGGTCTGCCGTACGAAGACAATCTCGCCGAATTCGAGGCGGATCTCCTGCAGGAGATCAATGCGGACAGGGGGGTCTCATGATGACACTTCGCCCTGGCCGCCTCCCGCAGACCAACCGCGGGCAGGCGAGCATCGGCCGGCCGCAGACCTCGCGATCGGTCACCTTCCCGGCTCCGAAGGAGGGGCTGGTGACGACCGCCGACATGGCCTCGCAAACACCCGGCTCGGCGACCGTGCTAACGAACTTCCTGCCAACGCTTGCCGGCTGCAGAATCCGCGGCGGCTCACGAAAAGTCGGGCTTGCTGCGGATGGCGGCGGCATCCGCAGCGCCTTCAAATACAAGTTCGGCAGCAACGAAAAGCTGTTCATGGCGACGGCAGGCGCGATCTACAACATGACCGCGCCGGCGGCCCCACCGGCGACGGCGGCGGCAGCAGTCAGCGGGCTCAACGGCGGCGAATGGTGCGCGTTCCAACACACCACCGCCGGCGGTTCCTTTCTCGTCTGCCTGAACGGCGCCGACACGCGACGCATCTTTGACGGTAGCGCATGGACGATGACGCCGACGATCACCTTTTCCGACAGCACGACCATGGCGCAGCTCAACTACGGCTGGCTGTTCAAGAACCGCGAATTTTTCCTGAAGAATGCGACACTCGATGCCTATTATCTGCCCGTGAACGCCCTGGGCGGCGCGGCCGCGGTGTTCCCGCTCGGCGGGGTGATGAAGAAAGGCGGGTCGCTCATCACCGGCTTTTCCTGGTCGCTCGAAAGCGGCGACGGTCTCTCCGATCTCTGCGTCTTCGTTTCGACGGAGGGGGAGATCGCCGTCTATGCCGGCACCGATCCTTCGAGTGCCAGCGATTTCGCGTTGAAGGGTGTCTATCAGATCGGCAAGCCGCTCGGGAAGAATGCCTGGATCCGCGTCGGCGGCGACGTGCTGGTCGCGACCTCGGATGGGCTGACGCCGATCTCGCAGGTGTTTCAGCGAGACCGGCAGGCACTGACCCAGGTCTCGGTCTCGCGACCGATCGAGGACGACTGGCGGCAGGCGGCAAACGCCACCGGCTCCGGCTGGACACTGAAACCATGGGCCGAACAGAACCTGGTCTTCGTCGCCTTTCCCGACAACAGCGTCGTCAGCGACAAGACCTTTGTCCTGAATGTGCTCAGCGGGCGCTGGGCGACGATCAGCAACTGGCGGGCCAACTGCTTCGAGACGCTGCAGGGCGGGCTCTTCTTCGGCTCGCGCGAGGGCTATTGCTGGCAGGGCGACACCGGCGGCACCGACGACGGGCTGACCTTCGCGGCCACCTATCTCTCGCAGTTCGCGCCGGTCGGACAGTTCGGTCAGCGGACGGCGGCGACGATGGCGCATATGTATTTCCGCGCCAAGACGAAGCCAAAGGTGCAGCTCTTCGCCCGCGCCGACTTCGACCGGAGGGTGCCGCCCTTCGCCCGGGTGACGGAGGGGGATGCGGGTTCGCCGGAATGGGATGTCGGCCTCTGGGATGTGGCGCGCTGGGACGGCGTGTCGGAGGCGCTGCGCTACGATTTTCGCCAGAATGTGCGGGCGAGCGGCGACATGCTGGCCGTCGGTTGCGTGATCACCTCAGGCGGCGCGGTGACACTCGACATCGAAGTGGACCTCGCGACGCTGCAAGTGGCAGCGGGGGAGGCGAGCGCTTGAACATCATCTGGGGCGGGGCGGGCGACCCTGCAACGAATCAGGCGATCGCCGCTTTTGTTGCCGACCAGATCGACGGCTGCGAGAGGGGCTTTTCCGACTTTACGACGCTCGGCGTGACCGAGGAGGGCAGGCTCGTCGCCGGCGTCGTCTATCACAACTATTCGCCCGAAGCGGGCGTTATCGAGCTTTCGGCCGCGGCCATCAGCAAACGCTGGCTGACGCGGCCGGTGCTGAATGCCATGTTCGGCTATCCATTCGACGAGATCGGCTGCCAGATGGCGGTGCTGCGCGTCTCGGAGGAGAACCGCGGCATGGTCTCGATCGCCAACCGCTTCGGGTTCACGAGCTACCGCATCCCCCGCCTTCGCGGACGTGAGGAGGCGGAAATCATCTTCACTCTGACAGACAACGACTGGCGGGCACATCCCGTCAATCGAAGGTAGGTGTGCTATCGGAAAATCAAAAGCTCCCACTCCTCCGGATCCGAAGGTGACGGCGGCGGCACAGACCGCCACCAATATCGGCACTGCCGTTGCCAACGGATATATGGGCAATGTCAACCAGGTGACGCCGGACGGCAGCCTCAGCTACAGCTACACAACGCAGAAATGGACCGATCCGCTGAGCGGCAACGTCTATGATCTGCCCGTGGCAACGGCGACGCAGAAGCTTTCGGAGATGCAGCAGAAGATCAAGGATCAGAACGATGTGGCGAGCCTCAACTTAGCGACGCTCGCCACATCGCAATCGAGCCGGTTGAACGATCTGCTCGGCAAGCCGATGGACATATCGAAAGCTCCGGCCGCCGGTGACCCTTCGAAACTGAGCTTGCCGCAATACCAGCAGTTTGCTGCTGGGCCCAAGCTCCAGACCTCCATCGGCAATTCCGGCGACATCACGCGCAACTACGAGACGGATTTCGATACTTCGAAATACGAGAACGCGCTGATGGCCCGGCTCAATCCACAGCTCGAGCGCGACCGCGCGGCGCTGGAGACGCGGCTTGCCAATCAGGGCCTGCAGCCGGGGTCGAAGGCCTATGACCGGGCGATCGACGAGGCGAACCGGACGTCGAACGACGCCCGCATCGCCGCCGTGCTCAACGCCGGCCAGGAGCAGACGCGGCTCGCCAACCTCGCCAGCCAAAAGGCAAGCTTCGAGAACGCAGCCCAGGCGCAGGCCTACGGACAGGCATTGCAGAATGCCGATTTCGGCAACAACGCAAACCAGCAGATGTACCAGAACGGCCAATCGGCTACGGCGGCCAACAATGCGCTCCAGGATCAGAACTTCAATGCCCAGCAGGCGCAGATCACTGCCCAGAACACCGCGCGCGCGAACTATCTCAACGAGCAATATGCGCAGCGCAACCAGCCGATCAACGAGATCTCGGCGCTGCTTTCAGGCGCACAGGTGACGAGCCCGAACTTCGTGCCGACGCAGGGGCAGTCGATCCAGCCGGTCGACTATGCCGGGCTGGTGCAGCAGAACTACCAGAACCAGGTGGCTGCCTATAACGCCCGGCAGCAGGCGGGCGGCAACTTGCTCGACTCCCTGCTGGGCTTTCTTCCGAAGTCCGACCGCCGCGCCAAGAAGAACATCGAGAAGGTCGGCAGGCTCAAGGGCCACAACCTCTATGAGTTCCACTACAAGGGCGAACCCGCCTCCGGGCCGAAGCATACCGGCGTGATGGCGCAGGAGGTGGAAAAGACCCGCCCCGACGCGGTGAGCCGCGGCCCGGACGGCATGCGCCGGGTGGATTACGGCCGGCTTTTCGCGGCGGGGAAGAGGGCGGGGTAAAACGGACCCGCGGCAAGACGCGCATCCGGCCCGACGCGAAATTTCAACTCTCCGTAGTTCAAAGCGCGGAGATGGCCAGCGGCCAGTGCGCCAGATCAAAGTTCCAATCGTTCGCGGCCTCCCGTCGGGAGGCCTTCTTCATGGAGGCTATCTTGCCAAGAACAGGCGGAGTCTATTCCCCACCGGCCGGCACCAAGGGGGTGCCGAACACCACGATCCAGAGTGTGCCCTATAATGCGCTGATCGACGATCTGACGGCCGACGCCAATGCCGCGCGGCCGATCACCGCCGGCGGCACGGGCGCCACAAGCGCCAGCGCCGCCCGTGCAGCTCTCGGCGCGCAGGCTGCGAGCGCAGCGCTCGCCTCGATTGCCGGGCTTGTAACGGGCGCGGACAAAATGATCTACACCACCGCGGCGGAGGCCTATGCGACGACCGCTTTGACGCCGTTTGCGCGCACACTTCTGGACGATGCGACTGCCGGAGCCGCCCTTACGACGTTGGGCGTATCAGCTTTTGCGCAGACCGTGCTCGACGATGCGGACGCTGCCGCGGCGCGGGCAACGCTCGGTGCCAATAACGCATCGAATCTCACGGCGGGCACGGTACCCTCAGCTCGACTCGATGGCGCCTATGTCGACTTCATACAGATTGCCGTAACCACGGATGGCGAAGCGGTCAAACTCGTGGGCTCGGCGACGGGCGACCCGTATGTCGGATTCTGGAAGGCGACCGCGCGCCAGGGCTATTTTCAGCATCGCGACGGCACGGCGAATGGCGACGGTCTTCGCGTTGCGAACGACGTGACCGGCGATTATCTGTACCTTTCGAATGTGAACAGCACCGATGCGCTGAAATTCTACGACAGCTCCGTTGCAGCGCATAACACGGTCTGGCATTCCGGCAACCTCGCTGCTGGCGATGTCAACGCGCTTTATGGCTACACGCCTGCAAGCAACGCGATACAGATGATCGCCGGCAGCGGCCTGACCGGCGGCGGCGCGATTTCCGCAAGCCGCACGCTGACGCTCGGGACGCCGTCGGACATTACAAATTCGACGACGAACTCCGTTAGCGGCACGAGCCATACACATGCGCTGGGGTTCGTCGCGGCGGAGGTTTCCACGGCGACCAGCAGCAGTACGACGAGTTTTCCGTTGGGGCACGTGATCTGTTGCTATTCGGCCGCGGTGATAGCGAGACGTGCCGTATCCATCCGAGCAGTGCCGCGGGATTTTGGGTGCCGCGCGTGGTAACGTCGGTTCATGGAGATCGATGAGGACAAGATCGACGATGCCGTTTTGGCGCTGCTATGGCTGACGCTGCATAACGAGCGTTGTGCCTGGAAGGGTTTCGACTGGGCAACGACGGATCGGCTTCACAAGAAGGGCATGATCGGCGACCCAGTCAACAAGTCGAAGTCATTGATCCTGACCGATGAGGGCCTGGAGCGTTCGCAAGCGTTGTTCCGGGAACTGTTTACGCGGCCGCCGCAATAGCCGCCCCTTTGTGTGCCTTCCATTGCCAAGGCAGCAGTTCGTGCAGGCGGGAGACGGGAAGATCGGCGATGCGGGCGAACACATCGGCGAGCCACGCCTTTGGGTCGACGTCGTTGAGGCGGCAGGTCGTGATGACGGAGAGCATGATGGCGGCTCGATCGGCCCCACGCTGGGAACCGGCGAAGGTCCAGTTTCGACGCCCGAGTGCAATTCCTCTCAGCGCGCGCTCGGCCGCATTGTTCGTGAGACAAATCCGGCCATCTTCGAGGAAACCGGCAAAACCATCCCATCGCTTCAGCATGTAATCGATCGGCTCGATCACCTCGGACGATTTGCTGAGCGTGGCGCGCTCGCGTTTCAGCCACGCGTGCATGTCATCGAACAGCGGCTTGCTCTTTTGCTGCCGCGCGGCCAGCCGTTCTGCGGCGCCCAATCCGTTAATCTGGCGCTCGATCTCGAACAGCGCGTCGAACCGTTTGACGGCCTCCAATGCGATTGGCGAGATCGGCTTGCCCTTGCGTTTGCGATCCCGCGCACTTTTCTGGATATCGGCCAGCTCAAAGAATTTGCGCCGCGCATGCGCATGGCAAAAGGCGAAGGTGATAGGCACCTCTTTCGTTGCGGCAACAGCGATCGGCTCAAAGCCATTGTAGCAATCGCTCTGCAGAATGCCGCCGTATCCGGCGAGGTGTTTCTGCGGGTGCTCGCCGCGGCGGTCGCTCGACGCATAATAGATTGCGGCTGGCGGCGCCGTTCCTCCGTAGGGCCGGTCATCGCATACGTAAGTCCAGATGCGTCCGGTCGTGCATTTGTCTTTGGCCTGAATGGGAATGGTGGTGTCGTCGCCAAAAAGCCGCTCGGCCGCAAAGACATGCGCCTCGATCAGATCAAACATCGGCAGGAGCGCGGCTGTTCCATACCCGACCTGGTCGGCCAGCGTCGAAGTCGAAAGCGCGATGTTCTCGCATTTGAACCGGGTGCTCTGGCGGTTGAGCGGGCTATGCATGCCGAACTTGTCAAACAGGATCGTCGCCAGCAGATGCGGACCGATGAAGCCGCGCGGCGTGGCATGGAAGGGTGCCGGCGCCTGGCTGATCTTCTCGCAGTCCCGGCAGCTAAATTTCTCGCGTACGGTTTCGATCACGATAAACCGGCGCGGGATCTCCTCCAGCGTTTCGGTCACATCCTCGCCCAGCTTGGAAAGCCGGGATCCGCCACAGCATGCACAGGTGCCGGGAGGATCGATGACCACACGCTTGCGTTCGACATCCTCCGGCCACGGCTTTCGGACCGGCCGCTTGCGTGTGAACGAACGTACGCTCGCGGTCTTGGCGGCAGCAGCCTGCGCTGCAACCTCGTCCTCTGTCGCCGCCATCACCAGCTCTTCGAGCTGCAATTCCATCTGGTCAAGCAATCGCGCGGTGCGCTCGGAACGCTTTCCGCGAAGCTCCCGCCTCAGCTTTTCGATCGCCAGCTCCAGTTTGGCGATCAGCGCCTCGCTGTCGGACAGCATCGCCTGGGCATTGGCGGCTTGCGCCACCGCAATGTCCCGCTCGGCGACGACGGTATCGCGCTCCGCAACAACGACATCACGTTCAGCCTGCAACATCTCACGCTCGGAAAGCAGCGCCAGATAGGCGCTCGCAAGGTCCGCAGGAAGATCCACAGGCTTCGAAGTCATGAAGCCATTCGATCAGATTCACTCAATATTTTCAATGCAATAATGCTATCCGATCCGTGTCGGACGCCAGGTTTCCTGCGGATTGCGCCAGTCGATCCCGGACAACAAATAAGACAATTGCGCCGGTGAGATCGCTACCGCGCCGCCCTCCATATTCGGCCAGATAAACCGGCCCTTCTCCAGCCGCCGGGTAAAAAGGCAGGCACCCAGACCATCATGCCAGATGATCTTCAAAATATCCGATCTGCGCCCCCTGAAGACGAAGAGATGCCCCGACAACGGATCATGCTGCAGAACCTCCTGCACCCGAAGCGCCAGGGAGGGAAAGCCACAGCGCATGTCCGTATACCCCGTCGAAAGCCAGATCTTGACCCCTGTTCCCATCGGAAACGGATTCACCGCAGCGCCTCCAGTCCGCGCAGGATCCGAAGCAGTGCTTCAACGTCGACATCGCGTCCCACGATCACACGGCGACCATTGGCGCTGACAACCTCCATAAGCCCACTTTGTGCCGTCGAAGAATTGGTCGGCGCAACAACCGGCATTCCTGGCTCCGGGACTAACAGTGCAGGAACAAACCCTTCACTCCCCCGGCCATTGCCGAGCCGTCCCTCCCGAGCTGCTTTACGCCAATCGTTCAACTGAAAGCGTGTGATCCCATGGCGACGTGCCGTTGCCGTGACCTGACGCGGGGCGGAATAACTCTCCGCCACGATCGCTAGTTTGGCCTCGTTGCTGAAACGGCGACGCCGCCCGCTATCGACAATCTCCATACGGCTGACTTGCGGCCGCTTCTCTATCGTTAAATCCACGGTTCTCACACTGTCTATATTGACGTCCATATAGACAGAACATCCAGTTCGCCTCACTTCTCAGCAAGGCGGCCCTCCTCGGATGCGTACGACGTGCCTCCGTTGCGCCATGCTTATATAGCTCAGACACCATGCAATATGTAGCAAGCGGCACCTCCGGGGCCGGTACATCCTTGTCGGGAACGTGGCGATCGTGTGGTGTTGTGGGCGGCACCGATCGCTACATTTTGCAAAGGGTAGCCTAATGAAACTAAACCAGGTGCACTCAGTGAGAGCGACCCGAAACCAAGATGTCTACGAACTGTCGTCTAATATCACGGACATCACCGGAGCTAGCTATGACACTATCTATATGAGCCGACCGGACGATCCCTATGGTCTCAATCCTTCTGTCCGAAAATGGCTGCAGGAAAACCCGGACGCTACGATTGAGCCTTATGTTCCGCCAACTAGTGAGCAGATACGGGCCTCGATGCCACCTCTGACTGCGCGGCAATTGCGACTTGGCCTTCTTGACGGTGGTATTTCGCCGAGCGAGGTCTCGGCAGCAATCGGCGCTATGCCCGCCGGCGCGATTAAGGATCGAGCGCGGATAGAGTGGGAGTACGCGGCTACTTTTGATCGCGCACATCACCTAATTGGCACCATTTGCGTGGTCCTCGGGCTTTCGGAGGAGCAAATCGATACAATGTGGAGAGATGCCGCAAGTTTATAGGCGAATTGGTTGCTGCGGGCCGCCCCAATCCTCATCATCTGGGGGTGTCTTGTTTGGCCGCGGCGCCAAAAGCCAGTTCGTCCTCAGCTATACGTTCGATAACCCCCAATTTCGCGGTGGCCCGAGGCGTACATCGTCGGGATCAAACTCAATCGTTGGCATGAAGCCTAGTTCAACGAGTTGTTCCGGATGAAGAAATCGGATCGACGAGTTGCTAACAAAATCTATAACGCCAGCCCTGTCGATCTCTTTCTTCAAAGCTAAGTAATGTTGCGAGCCGTTGTAGTGCTGCTTATTGGATGCAGCTTCGTGAATCTTATCTCGGTAATTCGTAAAAAATTTGAAGTGCAGCAACACGCCCCATATCTGCGAGAAATTACGATAAAAAGGGAGTGGGCGATGGATACTGCTCCCAAAATAGCAATACCTGTCCCAATAAATCACCGGGAATTTAATCAGTTCATTTTCTTCGTCGAAGAGACGCTTTCTTGGACCTCCTTTGACACTGATGCCGCGCTTGAGAAATTCTACTTCATACCCGCTGCCATCGACATGGTCTACGGAATGCCACGGCATGTTGCCGTTTCCGCTCTTTGCTTCGTTGGATGGATAAAAATCCAGCATAGGCGCTGGGAGTCTCTTGATGTCGCGCTCTTCGAGCACTTCAATCAGCGCTTTTAGCGGCTCGCGAGGGCACTGATCGTAGACAAGGAATTCGTCCGAGTCGACGTTGATGTACCAGCGGTTGTATCCATAACGCTCGAACAATTCTTCACGCCACCGGCGCCCCCTTCGGGCCGCTTCAAAGCGAATGGGCGATGTCCAGACGTCAACGTCCGGCTGGTCCATCAAGTGCTCACGAGACCCGTCTGTAGAAACGTCATCGAGGCAAATGAACCGCGTAACGCCAAGTTTTCGGTAGTGGCTTAGGAATGCGGGAATGAGCGACATTTCATTGTGTGTGACGAATACTAGCGGCAGATCCGCCGCATCCAGCGGACGCACGTCCTTTGCGGGGGAATGATGGCTTCCTCAGTGTTCCTACGCTCTCTCGCAGTGACCCGCCAGGTGTCGTAGAGGGTTTGCAGACGATCAACGATGCCCCGCTCAGGAAACGAGAAGTCACGGTCAAAAGGATACTTCATTTAAAAAATCCACAAGAGCTTGTAGCGGGTCTTCCGTCGCGCATCGTTCCAGCACATTCTGAAAAACTTAAATTTTGTTATAAAATTCACTTCGGGCAGCTTTTCTGAGATCTTGTAGCATCCCAATGTGTATTTCAGCCTTTGATTAAGCTTGTCACGAAAGCTTTTTGCTCCATAACGTTGCTCTGATCCAGAGCCCTCTGTAAAATCGTAAGTCGGTCCTTCTACGTACGCCACAAGATCTCGAATTACTAATTCTGAGACGACATAGGATGCGAAACACCATGGATTGCCGAGCTCGAACCAGCGGGGCATCAACACGTCTTTCGCGCTGGCCCTGTAGAGACCGTAAATCCATTCTGCGGGAAACGTCAGGTTTCTCGGGACGCGTCCAGATACATACCCTTTTGTGAAATCAAATATGGATTTGTCCGGAGATTTTATTTTGCTTCCGTTCGGCCCAACCAGCTTTGTAGAGCATGCTGCAAGTAACTTTCCGTCGTTCTGATCAAGCGCTCCGACCAGGCACGCCAAAAAATCTGAAGAGGAGTAGTCATCGCATGCACGCAGGCAGAAATATTCTCCACGAGTTGCGCCGAGTTGGACAGCGCGAGCGAAGTTTTCCAGTGCACCCACATGCTGCTCAGATCTCACAACGGAGAAACGACGATCCTTTCTGCAAAATTGCTGAGCGATGTGCAGTGTGTCGTCTGTTGATTGGTTGTCGAGAATGATCGCTTCGAAATCCCTATAGGTCTGATCAGCGATGCACTGTAGACTGCTTCTGAGGGTCCTTTCGCCGTTGTATACGGGAAAAACGACCACGACCTTAGATTTGGCCATTACACCATCTCGGGATTGGAATCGTACCGCTCATATAGAATGCCGCCATCGCCTGCAACTGGTTGCATTCACGACGGCATCATCCCCGCTGTGCTCAGACGTGCGCCGAACTCCGGTACTACATTGCAATGACTTTGGCAGCAACGCCGATTTTGTTCGTTGCGTCTCTGATCTCAGCCTCGTAGTTACCGTTCATAACCAAAATCGTTTGGACAGGATGACTCTTGAGCCATTCGGGCCCACGAATGCGAACGCCGGACAGGGGAGCAAATTTGCCTTGCTTTCTTGGCTTGATGTCGATGCCGTCACCAATGAGGCCGTCGCTTATGAGGCAAGATAGCATGACGCCTTTCGTTGCCATGCCCCAAACTGCCGTGCTGTTGATATCCGCTATGGCTGTCCGCACCGTATTCACCATTTGGTTTTCCGAGGCAGCATAGGTCTTGGCGGATTGAGGGGCCCTCTCGTTCTACCAGCGTGTGGTATCGCCAGTCGTACTCGGCGCAGGTGCCCACGACGACGACGCGGTTGCCGCCCCCCGTAGGAAAGCATCGACAAGCTGCAATGAGGCCGCCAGCCAGCGGATATTCTCTATACTGTTCCAGTAAGCCCCCGGTTTAGTGCACCAGGCCGTGTGGATCAGCGTGTCGGCTCCGATCCGGGATATCTGCTCGAATGTGTCCGCATCGGGGGACAACAGGTTCACTCCGTGAAAAAGACACGCAGTCCGATTGTCCCGGCCACGGCGTCCGCCCCAGAGTGTGGACTGCAAGGCCTGGTTTCAAACTGAACTGGGGAATGTGCCGCCCGAGAAAGCCGCTGGCTCCCGTGAGAAGAACGCTGTCCACGAAATGATGCCCTGCCTCAACAGAAGGCATCCCTACAGCAAGTAGAACCGAAAGAGAATAGGCCCGTCTACATCTCCAAGAGTACGATCAGCCTTTTCCCCAACAGCAAAGGTAACCACCATGACCCACACCATGCCTCCGGGCGCGGCGCTTCTGCTTGGCTTCATCCGCGAAGCGGAAGTCGGCGGAAAGGATCGCGGCTCCTATGAGGTGATCTATGCACACAGACAGAACAGCCTGCAGAAGCCGCTGACCGCCATGACGCTTGGCGAGGTGATCGCCGCCCAGAAGACCTGGTCGAAGACGCATGGGTCGAGTGCGGCCGGCGCCTACCAATTCATGCGCGCGACGCTTGTTGGGCTGCTGCGGGATGTTCCGTGGCTCGAGGAGGGGCAGCTCTTCGAGCCTGGCTTGCAGGACGGATTGGGGCTCCATCTCCTGAACCGCAGGGGCTTTGCAAGCTTCGCGTCCGGCGAGATCACCCTGACCGAGTTTGGCCGGCGGCTGGCCATGGAATGGGCATCGCTTCCGGTGCTTGCGGAGACGGACGGTGATCGGCGGCGCGTGAAACGCGGGCAGTCCTATTATGCCGGAGACGGACTCAACAGGGCGCTGGTGAAACCGGACGAGGTCGAGGTGGTGCTTCGCCAGGTGTTCGCTGCGTCTCGACCATCGGAAGCGGTTCCGGACTCAGCTGAGGACGTGCCGCCCGTGATGGCGCGGCCCGACGTACGGCGCAAACCCGTTGCCCGTTCCGGGCGGTTCTGGACGTGGCTGTTGACCGCCGGCGGAACCACCATCACGGCGCTCAAGGAATTGAACCTCGTGGCGCTCGACTGGCGGGTGCAGCTTGCCATCCTGACGACGATCGTCGGCTTCGCGATCTACGCAATCTCATCGATGCCGGCGGTACGCGATGCGCTGGGGCTCGGGCGATGAGTTTTCCCTGGGTCAAGTTATTAGGCGGCATGATCGTGCTTGCCGCCCTCTCCTGGGCCGTGCTGGAAATTCGCGAGAACGGTGCCCAGGCGGTCCGCAATTCAATCGAAAGGCAAAACAATGAAGCGGCGAATAGCGCTGATACGAAGCGCCTTGACTATGATGCCTGCTCTCATTCTGGCGGGTTGTGGAACTTCGGCGCCGGCAAATGTGAGCGGCCTGCGCGCGGTGGTCGGCACTGACCTCGTCGGCGCTCGCGGCGCGACGGCGGCAGACCAGCACCGGATCGACAGGACGGTGGTCGGCCTTTGTGCCGCTTCGGTCTGGACAAAGAGCGAATGCATGAGACACGGGGAGCTTCGCGATGGTTGACGCCACGGTCCACCAACAGCTTGGGACATTGATTGCCGAGGTGAAGAACCTGCGGGAGGATTTCCGCCGGGCGGAGGACAGGTCCGACGCCGGGCGAAACTCCATGGATCGGCGCATGGACGAACTCGTCGACCGGGTTGGAACGCTCGAGACGTCGATGACGCTCGTCAAGGACGAGATCGCCGAGATGAAGCCGGTGACCGAGGACGTCCGCAAATGGAAGCTGATAGGCATGGGGGCGCTTGGCGTCATCGGCATCGGCGGCGCGGCACTCGGCGTCACCTTCGCCGATGCGGCCCGGCGGGCGATCATGCTGATCAGGGCAGCGTAGCCTATGTGCGGTGCGCACCCCCCCGGGGCCTTCGGGAAGTTGGCCCTCGTCGCCCGGTTCGAACGGCTCTTTCGCGTCAGTCGTCGTCGAAAAGCAGGAAATCCCGATAACGCCGGCTGACAAGCCGTAGCGACCGATCCGGCTCGATCACATAGGTCTCGTAAACGCGACGACCGAACGGACCAATGAATTGGTGCGGCACGATGCTGCCGACCGGCGCCTTGGTGAGTCTCGTACGCGGCTGGCCACCGTAGGTGATGCTGCCGGGAATGGGCTCAAGGCCGTACGAGTAGCCGACAGACGACGTCGTCATCTCGCAACCGGCAAGCAAGAGGGCCGTACAGAGCGTGGGAAGTGTGTGTTTCAT